ACCAGACTCGTTTCCCGACCAGCGCCCAGGCGTGGTTCTCTTATATCCGGGATGAGTTTTCGCTCTCATCCAGTAGCTGTAAGAATTAACTTATGCCTGTATGGCCTCGAAGAAGTTCTCCACCTCTTCTGCAATTTATGCTCGTGCTATTGAGCCCTCTTCTGTGTTACATCAGAAGGAATGTTCCGCAGCGTTCCTGCGTAGCGAAGATCTACTCCAAAATACATCATTCATGCTGAGTACCCACATGACGACGGGAGATTCCATAACACATCTATCTCCAAAGTTTCACTTTTATTTAGCCTCGCACCCGTTCCCGCATCATTTGCTCACGAGGTAGCATCAAACGGGCTGGTTAAGCCTTTCAGACTTCTCTGGTAGCAGTTGCAAGCTGCATTTTGTCACCGGGGCGAACGGTTCGCCACCCTACTAGTATATTTAAACTAGGCAATCCTTAGATCGCTGTCCAGCGAACGCTAGACAAGCCAGTCAAAGTACCAGCTGCACCAGTCATCGTAATAGTTTGGACGAAAGTGTCAGTTCCATTTGCTGAAACATACAAACTGCCAGACGCTTCCAGGGTTGTGGCTCCTGGGGCAGTATTCACTTTCACGAGAGGTGGATTTGTCGGGACGCTTGCGCCATTCTTGCGGAAATCATTAATGATTTGGAAGCTCTCACCAGTATTATCCGTCCCATTCACCTGGTACTCTACCAAGTAATTTCCCACTGGTGGAACAAAGGAACCACTTGTATTTGTGATTCCAATCCCATTTGTTTTCGCTGTTCCGTTCAGCGCCGTTGTTGCAACTGTTGTCGCATAGGTCTGACCCGAAGCTGATTCAAACCACGAAACGGAATTGTTTTGCGGAGCTCCATTTGCATTGTCAAGCACAGGAATCATCACGCGGCATCGATAGCGCACATGAAGTTCTCCAACTGTTGCTGAATTTGCAGCCAATCCAATGGTTGCAACATGCAAAATGCCGACATCATAAGTTTTGATATCAGCTGCCCCAGGAAGACCTGCCGGACGAATAAAATATCCGTCAACAAACTTCTTCAACATGTGCGGAGGTATCCTCAACGCCATGTTCTCAGAAGGCATGCAATCAACATGCGGATCAGTATCTTCCATTGCCTGTTTGGTCGTAGGAGGACCATCAGAAGCATCAGCATCAAATGACATGATGACTTTTCCAGTTGTTCCCGGAGTGGCAAACTCAGAGACTTCTCGCTTGAAATAAAATTCAAGATAATCGAACTGGTACTTCTCGTAGTTGTTCTTAACAACTCCGGATCCCCAAGGAAATGTTCCCGCCTGGCCAATATTCACTGGATATGCAGTGTTATTAAAATTTGCGCCAGTGCTTCCACCGATGACTTCACCGATGTACTCATCCTCCTCTAAAACCATCATCCTTCGATTTGTGGTTGAGTTTCGGACGTTTCCTTGACCTGTGAGGCTTCGCAACCTCATATTACCTGGCTGAACTGGTCCAATGAACCGTCCTAGGCCTCGTTCCCGAGCCCCGCGACCTCGCCTCTGGCCGCGTTTTCGACCGCGTTTAGCAGCCTGCTGTTGCACCACAACAACTCTAGGTTTACGCGTAAGTGTCTTGGCGCCGATCCCGCGTTTAGCTCGGCGTTGCTTTTTGGTTCTCACCTGTGAACTCATAGTTCTTTTTATTCCAGTGTCGTTGGTGCAAGACTGGAATGACTGCTCATGGAGGAAAAACGACGTTCCAGTCCAGAGGTCAAACAGGCGTTGGTCAGACAGAATTCCTGTCTTAGCGATAATCCAATCAGGTTCATCATAACAAACCTTATCAAACTTTACCAATAACCAATCTATAAACCCTCGCAGAAACTTTCGCAAGACGACATCAGTATAACCACAAACGAGCATTCCAGAAGCTCGAGTAAGGGCATTCGCTGGTGTGTGTTTCGCCTTGTTACTATAAAGTAGCGAGGTTAATATCTTTTCACGATTATACTGCGGGACTGCAAATCCCTTCAGATACACCGTGTGTGCGCTAAGGTAATCTAAATCCTCAGCTGGACGTGGATCATAACAATCAGACGTCGTGATCACACCAATGGTACTAAATTCAGCGCAGACACTCTTTCCATTAAAAAATGGATGGGCCTCATCGCTTACTGTCCAGGTATTATCATCACCACACAGGGCCATCGAGACATTACTTAAAAACTCTCCAAGAGTAGTTTCCTCCTTCTCTGGAACATTTCGAATCCAGGCATAGGACAGAAGGGTGAACAAAATCAACGTATTATCATTGATTGTATTACAACTTCCCGAGGGATTTCCTCCCAACTTGAGAATTAACACTCCTTCTGGCGAAATGATCAAAGTATTGACCAAATTGCGATAGTAAGTCTTGATACGTTGCAAATTTGCGGGGGTTTGATCCTCCTCACGCAAACAAGTCCAACGGAATCGCGCACAACCCCACATCATGTAGGATCGCAAGCTCGAATCATATTCACTCTCATCCAGAGCATATCCATTTGGATGTACTTTTAGTTTCGCCAAAAAACGTCCCCAATTTCCATTCATTGGACTCCAACCTACAGTTGAAGCTGATTTGAGCCAAGCTGAATTCATATTTTCATTCATGTCCGCAAACAAGCGGTTACCGTCCACAGTAGCATCCACTGCCATAGCTGTGAAAGTTCGAATCTTATTCTGCAACGTTTTCTCGGTAGGACGAATCTCTTCTTTTAAAGAGTTCGTACACATGTATGTATGATTTGGGTCAGTAGCTAGCAATTCCCAGCTATCCGCAAACGTGGACATGATACTTTCATCATGCTCCAACAGGTCTCCCTTCGTTGCGTAGAGTAAATTATAAGGCGCACCAGATGACGTAGTCTTATCTAGTTTCTCGACAACTTGTTCGAGATCGCGCACTCTTGAATTTCTCATATACTGCCCAAAATGTGCAGAAGTCCATTCCCACGCACGATTCATATCGCGCACCTGTTCATCATCCATGAACGGGCTATCCTTGGCATATTTCGCCAACGACTTATAGGAAGCTTCTTCGTTTGGAACAGGCAATCCCCATTCGGCTGCTTTAGTATAGCCAACATCCTCATAAAACATCTCAACAAACGGATCAACAGATCTACGATTGCGATATGCAGGATGGCGGGTCATTACACCCACAATAGGAAAATGCGTTTCCGGAAGCCATTTATCATGCTCCTCACTAACACTACCCCAGTCCCTAAAGACTGCCCCCCCCCGGTCATTAAGTCTGTACTTAGCCGGGAACCGGTCAAAGACCGATTGCTTGGTCATAGTTGACGGTAGCGGGGGGTAGACTGAAAATCCAGTCCTGAGTGTGTCACGGGTCTTGCCTGACGAATGAAAGCCAACAATTGATCGGAGACAACCTCAAAACGACCAAATTGTTCACCGTCGCCATGGGTCCAAAAACCAACAATACGACCTTCCTTATCCAAAACAGGTGAGGTACAATCTCCCCGGCGTGTAGCAGCAGTACACCAACCGGAGGGGGACGCAAAACCAACTATTGAATCTGGCTTACTTGCAAGTCCCTCGCCATAACCGAACACTGTCACTATAGAAGACTCTGTTAACTTCTTCATGGCAGTCGCCTTAAAAGGGGTTGAATAACCACTCACTTTAAAACTGGCGATGTGATCATTGTGGGGTGTCAAAGTTGACGCTCGCATCACAATTGAATGCACATGGTTTCGGGCATAGTAGATTTTTGTCTGATCTTCGCTCAAAGCGTGCATCACAACAAACATCTGGTCAGCTACCAGGGTACCACTACAAAGATAACGATTTTCTGAATCGTAAATCTTGTAAACCCCAGCCGCAAGCTGGTCTGCATTCCATGCCTGCGGTGTCAACTGTTTCTTCTCAAGCGCCTTTTGATACGCTTGGCGAGACTCATTTAACCATTGAAGGTAATCCTGTGTATCAACACGGATTCTGAGTTTCTTCGACTTAAAAATGGCTCGCTGCACAGCTGAGTCATCAATAACAGAAGGAACTTGTGGGCCAGTTGATTGGCCATCCATGCGTCCATAATAATCTGGACCATCCCAACGCCTATCAGCGTTTCGATCATGGGTTTCATCCCATACATCTTCAGGGTGATCAACTGGGCCCTCGGAATAATCCCAAGGTTTCCTTCGCCCAATATTACGACGCGGTCCACCACGACGGTTTTGCTTACCGTTGCGGCCGCCCTTGCCTTTGAGATTCCAACCTGCTTTCTGGTCATCCAACTCCGTTTCATCACGTGAGCGTGACCACATATAAGCAGCAGCACACAAGACAACAACACAAACTTTGGTTGCTTTACGAACTTTCAGCGGGATCTGATTCCACTTACCTGAAACGTAATCTCGTGCCTTCTCATAAGGACTAAAGAAGCATTGATCAGCAGCCTCATCCAGTTTTGGACCATAACTAGTGTTTGACCACCAGTCACAGACAGACTCAACACAAGAGTCCAGGAAATGGGTCACATCCCATAATCCACTATCACTTTCTTCATCTGCTCTCAACTTGGCCTTCTCAACTTCCTCATCCATAACATCATAAGCCTTAGGCATTACCTCTTCAAAGGTTGTCACAGGCTGACTTGGATCACTCTTTCGCACTGCTTGCCTAACAAACAGGGAGGTGAAAGCAGTCCAATACTGCTTTGGGGAGAAGGCTGATCTCCACGGACGCACTTTCTCGCGCAATTCCGCTTCTCTGATCTCTTCCTCTTCGAAGAAACATTGTGGTTCCAATGGCTTGGTCATTCCTGACCATGGGCCATGCTCTTCCGAGCTCGTGGAACTAGCTGAGGTTGTTTTCAACTTCTCACTAGCATCTGAAAAACCTTGCATGGCTTCTCGCACCACTTCTTTTTCATCGGCATCTTCAACAAAGGCACGTTGCTCTGAATTAAGAGCATCCATCTTTTCCTTTGCCTTCGCAAGTCTCTCCTCGGCTTTCATAACTTCCGTGGCACCCTCCATGTGTGAATAATCAAAAGACACAACGTTTGGTAACGGGTGTGAGCTCTCATCCTTTGGACGACAAACAACATGGCCCTCAGCCAAATATTGTTCATAAGGTCCATTTGGATCTTCCAAGAACTCAAGAAAATCTTCAACAGTGCTAAAAATACGCTCCTTGTTGAATAACTTGCAAGTGATAGGGACTTCAAAACGTTGCATTTTGAAATATGTACAAAAATCTTCCAATCTCATACATTGTTCCTGCTTTATATCAAAGCGGATCACCCTACAGTAATCAACCCCTTCCGCATTGATCGTTGTTCCACGACCATGAAAACGGAAACCTTTCGGTTTTACGGGTTCAGTGTTTTTGGCACCATCATACTCACGTTGAGCATTGGCATATTCACCATACACTTTCTTTGCATACTGTCTCACTTCATCAGCTGGATCCTCAGGTAGATCATCAAAGTCTACTTTACCTTCCCACCAATCGTGTAGCCACTCAGCCATCCACGATGCATAGGGAATCTGTTTTAAGAGTTCCAAAACTGGTTTACACATCTCAACAATCTTCTTTGACCCCATAATAGGAGCCAAAAGAAGCATCATGAGGGACAACATTCCCGTCATAAACATTCCCGTCTTATTGGCCGTTTGTCGCGCGCCTTGCGGGGGGAGTGTGTAACGTCGATTTGCCGTCCATAATGTTGAAACAATGGAACCCAATCCAACCAGAGCTGTTACACCCTGAATACCAAGTGACCAATAAAAGGCCTTCTTAGCTTGTTCAGCATATCGGTCAAAACGACTCAACAAACCATACACTAGCCATAACACCGCAAGTGCTATTATTAACCAACTCGTCGCTGGGGCAATAAGTGCATAGTTTTCAGCCCATTGTGAAGGGGCTGCTTTTCCAAATCCAAATTGAAGGAAAAGGAAGAAAATCACGTGACTCGCGTGAGTCATTGTCGTGACACCACCAAAAATACGGCGGTAACCCAACCATTCTAAGGTTGAGTATCCCTCTACAGCAGCAGGGAACACGCGTTTCGGGCATCTTCGCTCACAATCACGCATGATTTCAACCTTTGTTACGTCAAGATTGTTGAAACCGATTTCCCTTGGAATGCCCTCACATTCTCGACACACATTGGTAAGTGTGCATGCACATGCGAAGTTCTCGGACTCGGACACTTGCTGTGCAATTAACGGAAGGTGACATTCTTCAATATCAGGTACTTCATGCGCATATACCCACTGTTCAGGTTTGCGCTCAGGCCAAATCAACCTGGCCTCTTCCTGAGTCACCTCAGAGAGGACTTGAAGTCCTTGGTTCTCGGACTCCTTCTCCTCCTGCCTCAGCAGGTAGGACGGATATCCAATGATACCCGTTGTGGGGCTTTTTGGCACCCACAGGATTTGCTCCAAGAGCAAGTCCCTACCACCTTGGTTCTCGGTGGTCTTCTCCCCTTGGTTCTCGGAGAGGAAAGATTTGGAGGTTCCAGAGCAGGCAGCCGTTGCGCTACGAAAGTTACTCGCGCCGCTTGCCTCTGGAAGATTCACTGTCGGTTTCCCGTAAGCTCTC